CGGGGGGGGGCGGGCTTGTATGTGAGAGGGTAATAATAATAACATGGGGTGAAATAATGCGAGACGGGGGGCTAATCCATATATTGCCAGCGCTAATCAATTGCTTAATTCTGATAATCTGAAAGTTAACATAATAGACATTATCGGACTCTAAGCAGCTTGAATGACATATGTTAAGCAATATCAATCACTTAGCTTAATAATGCCTAATATATGCCTAATATGAGTTATGCATTGTTCGGATAATCCGAAACTAATTGACAATGTTTAATCCTGGCAATATATACACGCGCCCGCGCTTTGGTGTTTGTGCGTTTAGTTTGTCTTATTTCCCCAATGCTTACCAACGTCACCCACGTCAACCAATGCTTAACAATATCATTCAATGCTTGCCCATCCTTACCAATGCTTAACAATGCAATACAAATGTAATACAAGCATTAGCCACCAAAGGAACATAGGTTTAATTCATTATTACTTCTTTTCAGTAAATTTAATTTAATTATACCCAAAATACTTGACAGTTTAAAATAATATTAATATATTTATCAAAGATAAATATATTAATATTATTTCTCAAACACTGTTTGCTAGTGATAATATAAGATTAAACCCACCCATTAAACGTAATAAAAGCCCGCAAATAATACGAGCTTTTTATATTAATGTTATGTTTATTAAGCTGCTAATTTAATGAATACCTGACAAGCTTTATTTAATCCATGCGTATTCATGCAGCTATGAAATTGCTGGCTTGTTTTATTTCCTTTAAATTTTATCTTATGTAATTCGTTTGTGTTTTTATCTGTTATTATACAAACACCTTGCCAAAAATCCACTTCATAGTTTTCATTCGAATAATCCATCACATCCACCCCGCAATTACATAAACACTTACAACCATAAATCCAACGAAACATACCAGTCCAGCAAAGTCATACACGCCCAATAATATCAATTCGTTCCTAATTTTTCGCTGGCGTTTAATTGTTCTTAATTCCCTATTAGTCATTTAAAATTCCTCTTCTAATATTAGTGTAATTTTTGCTTTTACTAAGACGTTAGTATCCATAGCTATACCTAAAGCTTTTGTTATGCTCTCATTTTCAAGCGCAATACATGGATCAATTGAATGCTCTTTACATATTGCGATAAATTCATTTTTAGTCATTTTATTATCCCTCTTTATTTTATTTATACATAATAATTAATGCATGTTGATGCAGCTGTCAATACATTATTATATATTTATTATATTTTATTTATATATTACCTATTGACAGTATATAGTTTATATATTAATAAGGTTACATAAACAAAACAAATAGGGAATAAAACAATGATTAATGTAAAATTCGGAATTGCAAGCAATGGTAATGGAGGTTTAATTGAACAACCAAAATTTGCTGGCCTGGATATTAGAGTATTTGAAATATTAGATAATGATATTATTCAGTTTAGATACTTAAACGAATGGCAAGAAAGCGGCAATCGTGCCAGGTCATACGGCTGCAGCGTAAAACCTAATCAATTGCTAATAGGTTAACTTTAACATTAGCATTTTAAAAAATGCTAATTGTAGAATTTACTTAAACCAAAACAAAGAAAGATAAAACAATGTCAAATGAAATTAAACAAAACATTATTCGAGATTTACAAGGCGATGTACTAAGCGGGGATCATTACACAATTAATATGTTTTCTTGCTGGCTCGATGGTTCATATTTAGGCGAAGCACATTATAGAAAAAATCTTGCATCTATTACAGAATGCAACGGCAACCGAAAAAAATTACGTTCATTCGTTATTAATGCTTTTACAAGTTACATTGCACACGATGCATCTTGTTCATATGGATACGCGCAAAAAGTATTAGTTGAGTTTTTGGGCCTGGATACATTAAACAAGCTTAATGAGCAGCTAATAGATAACACAATAGAATTTCATTCAACATATTGCGAGGCTGCATAATGTATTATCCAATTAAAAAAGATCGACGTTATACAATCACAAAAGAATATACGGGCAAAGCAAAACCTCAATATGTCATAAGATTTTGTAATGAATGGATTGATAGTAGACAATTTTTAGATAGCGCTGTTATGCGGGCTGTTGGTTATGACAACGAAAGACGCGGCGCAATGGTTATAGAAGCTTTAGAGGTATAAAAAACCACATTAGACAAAACCCTAAACAGGTTTTGTCTAATGCAAAACATTATATAAAGAGGAGCAAAGCAAATGAAAGATACAGTTAAAATAAAACGTGAAGCATTGGAGAAACTATTCGACTTTGTGCGTAAAGATATAGAAAATTCACATTTAGAAACGATTGATAATGAAGATTTAGAATATATTATTAATATTACAGACGCATTAATGGCTGCAAAATATTCGCTTGGTTTATATGAAAATGAAACAAACGTATTTATTGAGATAAAATATTTAGAGTTTTTAGCACAAATTGTTCAAGATTGTTTTGATTTTATTGCACCTGACACAGATTGGAATTGCTTGACCGATATGCTGGCAACTAATCTTTTAGCTAATGCTTTATTAAATGCAAGGCAAGCGATTGGAATTGAGCCAGAAACAAAAGAGGAGCAAAGCAAATGACAACTAAAGTAGTAGCGCAGCCATGGTATGATATGGCTATCCAGGATAAATTTAGCATTCAAGTTGATGAATTAACATTTCACATATTAGACGAATTAGGCAAGCCAATTGTAAATGACGATTTGACGCCTATGAAATTTAGATCATTACGAGAATTAGATTTTGTTACAGATTACATTGATCTTGATGATTTGGAGGTGATTTAAAATGATAAGCAACGATCAAAAAATGACAATATCTTTAATTGAAAGTATGGACGAATTGAAACTTAAACAATTCTTATTTTATAATCTTGAAAGTGTTGACCCGCATTTATATAAATTATTGTTTAACGCAATTAAAAGAAAAAACCTTTCCACTCGTGTTTGGCAGGCTTTAAATTATATGTCTGGAAATAAAAGGTTAGGATGGGGAAAGCCATATAGCACAGATTTTTGGAGTGAAATATATTTTTATGATGTAATATTAAGAACTGAAAAGTTTTTTAAAAATATGCCAAACATTGGTAAAAAATCAGTTAACGAAATTAAAGAATATTTAGATGTATACGGCTTAAAATTAAATACAGATTTGAAAGATGTTAAATATGAAGCATTAAAATCTTTAAATCTTATTAATTTAAAACATGATTATTTATTTGTTGAAAAGAGGGGTTTTATAAAATGATTGTTACATTATCACGAAAAGAATTAAGCGATTGCAAACAAGCTGCAACTTTACGCTGGCAATTGGCAAGGTTAAGCGGTGTTACAAATCAAAGAAAAGATAAAGGCAGAACCGACCAGGATTTAGATTTCTTAGGTATAAAAGCAGAATTAGCCGTATCAAAAGTTTTTGATTTAGATTTTAACCCATTTCAATTAGGTGTTGATGATGGGGCGGATATGTTTTTACATAACATTTCAATTGATGTTAAATCTACGTTTTACCCACACGGCAAACTGCTGTTTAAAAGCAAAAAATCATTTAAATCAAATTGTTCTGTATTGGTGGCAAAAGTTGATGAAGATAAAATGAATGTTACGGGCTTTGCAACAAAAACTATGTTTTTGGAGCAAGCCGTCCAAAATGATTTGGGACATGGTAAAGGGTGGATGATTGAACAAAGTGAATTGTTACCATTATCTAAACTATGGGAAGTTGCAACAGAACAAAAGCTTTATAAGCCAAAACGGGAATTGAACAAATGACCTTTTTTACACTTTTAAGCATTTCTTTGACTTTAGAAGGTGGATCAAACTTTGAGCAAATGTATGCCAGCGCAAAAGAATGCGGGGATGCATTGCCAGCAATATATTACGAATATTATCCACATTTTCCTGATGCAATGGGGCAATGCCTGCAAACAAATAAGATTTCATCAATGAATATTAAACCAAAATTACGTCCAGAAGGGTTAGAATTATGATTAAAGATATAGAAATTAATGTTGGTGGTAAAAAGATTGATTTTAACACCAATGATATTTTAAATGAAGTTTTTAAAAAGCACATTAAAGATTTACAGAAAAACCAACGCGAAGAATTACCAATGTTAAATGATCGCGGGCATTTTGTGAGGTTTATCAATGTCGATTGATCCCAGAACTGTAAGGCAAATTAAAATGGCAGCTGAACAAGGTTTAACACAAGCTGAAACTTCAAGACTGTTAGATATGAACCAAAGCTATGTAGCACGAGCCAAAGCTTTATATAACATAACATTTATAAAACATGAGGATAAATATGCACATTTCAGAAGCCCACAAAATGACATTGAGACTAATGAAAATGAACTCAATGATGATAGAGGACATGAAAAACCCAGACCCGACCAGGGACAGGAAATATTACAAATGGTTTCTACAAGAACAGCAACATCTGATGGAATTGATGGAATTGAAATTGAGAAGCCACCGAAGACAATCCAAGAACTTAAAGAAAGATTAAAACAAAATGATAAACAACATCATTATGAAATAATATATTCTTTTAAGCTGCAAGAATTTGAAAAACAACAAATAAAGTTAGGTTTAAGAACGCCATTACATAGAGGCAGAAAGATACAAAGTTTATCAACATCATGTGCAAATAAAAACATTGCGTTAAACTCGCAAAGCTTTCCCGCAAAACATACAGTTGCAAAACAACAGCGTATTTTAAAGTCAATCAATCGTGGTGGCAGATATACAACATCCATGATTGCCAGAAATACAGGGTTAAGTGTCTCATATGTTGCACCACAATTAAATGTGCTTTTTAACCAAGGTTTAATCCTTAGAAATAACGAAAAACAACCTGCATTTATTGGTTCACTAGATGGCAAGAAAACATATAGACACGTTTATTTTAAAAAAAATGACGAATAGTATATTGCACTAATATGATTTATATATATAACTGGATATAAAATAGAATGGAGAACAAAATGGATAAGAAAAGATTAATTAGTTTTAGCGAAAGCCAAGACCAAGCAATAAGTGAGGCGGCACATAAGAGTGGCCTATCATTTACAGCGTATGTTCGTATGGCGGCACTTATGCAAGTAACAAAACAAGGTGTCGAAGTAAGCCCACCAAAGGAAGATTAATATGCTTTCAATATTTGGTATTGATCCAGGATATAGTGGTGCGATTGCGATTTATTGGCCTGAAGCCAATAAACTCGAAATCCACGATATGCCAATAATGTTAAATCATGCTGGCAAGAATATTATAGACTGTCATACATTGTTACACTTGCTAGAGCCTGAAACAAAAAATAGGTTTGCAGTTGTGGAGCGTGTGAGTGCAATGCCTGGACAGGGTGTATCAAGTGTATTTAGGTTTGGTGAGGGCTATGGAATGCTTCAAGCATGTATTGCAGCTAACAAGCATCCTATGCATTATGTAACGCCTGCAAAATGGAAGAAACACTTTGGCTTAAATAGGGATAAGGGTGTAAGCAGAAGTAAAGCTGTTGAGCGTTTTCCAGCATACGCAAATTTGTTTAGTAGGGTCAAAGATGATGGACGTGCAGAAGCCGCTTTGATCGCATTATATGGAGCAGAACAACTAAAATAGGAGGATAGTCTATGACTATGATTTTAAGTAATAAAATGAGCAATGAAGAATATCATGCACATGAGAATATATCATCAAGTGATTTGAAGGCAGTAGCCAGCACAACACTACGTCACTGGAAGGGTAAAGTCCGCAAAGAAAACCCTGCTTTTGATTTAGGTACGGCAGTACATGCCATGCTACTTGAGCCAGAGAAAGATTTAATTGTACGTGGGCCAGAGACAAGGCGCGGTAAGGCGTGGAGTGAAGCCAAAGAAGACGCTGAGAAGCAAAATAAGCTACTCCTGACCGAGGCTGACTATGATTTAGCATGTGACATGGCTGAAGAGTGTTTAACCCACCCTATGGCAGCTAAATTATTGAACAACAAAGAGTTGATAGCAGAAGCATCATTCTTTGTAACGTGTCCTGAAACTGGATTAGGACTTAAAACCAGGCCAGATGGGTTTTTAGCATCTGCTGGCTTAATTCTTGATATAAAGACTTGCCAAGATGCAAGCTTGAATGGGTTTTCTAAGGCTTTGAGGAATTTTAATTATTCTATGCAACAAAGCTTTTACAAATACTGTTTAGAGATTGAAGGTATTAAGATTTCTAATTTTATATTTATTGCAATTGAAAAAGAAAAACCACATGCAACAGCGTGTTACGAATTGTCAGATAAATATGATAGGTATGCACGCCAAGGAATGATGCAAACATTACACAAGATAAAACGGGCAAAAGAAACTGGTGATTTTAGCACTGGCTGGCCTGACTTAGATACAATATCTCTACCACCTTGGTTGGATGGCGAGATATAATTTATCCCAGCGTGAGGGTGTCACGTATTTTTAAGGAAAGGTAAACATAATGTTACCGCAAATACTACGTCGAAAAGAGGTACAAAAATGGGTTGGTGTGGGAAGGTCTACACTTCACACTTGGGTAAAGGAAGGGCATTTTCCAAAGCCAATTAAATTAAATTTTAAAGAAGGTCAAAGCGCTGCAGTTGGTTGGCGTGAAGAGGATTTGATGGATTGGTTTAATAACTTAAAGGAGACAAAATAATGCAACATATGATAAGCGGTGTAACCGCACTGTACCCTAGACTAAATGGTACATATAAATTTGACACACAAGAGAACAAGAGCGTTAAGTGCCATGCACTTGATGAGGGAGCAGCTTTTGAGATGTCATTTAAATTAGATGAAGCACA